TAGACGAAACAGATAATGAGTCTTGGTTTGCAATAGACTGGAGTGTTTTACCTATTGTTCCTAAATTTAGGAGAATAGCATTAGGTAAACTAAATAAAACAGAATATAATATTACAGCAACTCCGATTGATGCAATAGCACAATCTGATACTGAAGATTATTATGCTAAGACTAAATCAAAAATGGATCTTAGAAATAAAGTTGCTGAGTCTATTCCAGGAATGGAAAACTTTTCTGCACTTAAACACAAAAAAGGAGAGCCTACTGACGATGAAGAATTAGAAATGCATATGGCTTATACATATAAGCATAATGCTGCTATTGAAATGGAACAAGGTATAGACCTAGTTTTTCATACTAACAACTTAGATGAAAAGCGTAAGCAAATAATGGAATGTTTGTTTGATTTTGGAGTTGCAGGTTATAAAGAAGAAATAGACAGTAATGGTGCTGTTAAGGTTAGGGTTATAGATCCAGAAAAACTTTTAATATCACATTGTAACAAAAGAGACTTTAGTGATAAAATCCATGTGGGAGAAGTTAGAACATTAAGTATTTCTGATTTAAAACAATTAGCAGGTGATTCTTTCAATGAAAAAGAATACCAAGATATGGCAGAAAGATATTCTGGAAGACAAGGAGATACTAAAATGTTTCCTTCTAATAAAAAATATTACAAGAACTATGACGACAGAAAAATAATGGTTTTAGACCTAGAGTTTTTCTCAGTTGATCAAATGGTTCACGAAACTAGAGTCGATAAAAGAGGTAACAAAAGATTTGGAAGAACATCTTATCATCACAAAAATAAGGTAAAAAACAAGTTTACTAGATCTTCATATAAAACAGTTTATAAAATATCATGGATTATTGATTCTCCATATTGTTTCAATTTCGGATTATGTAACAATATGAAAAGAGTTAAGTCAAAACTGATGGATACAGATTTATCTTTCCATTTGTTTGCTCCTGATTTTCATAATATGAAACCTCTAGGAATTATGGAACAATTAATTCCTATTGCTGATCAAATACAAATATCATGGTATAGACTACAAAACACTATCAATCAAGCAAGACCAAAAGGTATAATGATTGAGTTAGGTGCATTAGAAGATATACCATTAGGATCTGGAGGACAACAAATGAAACCTACAGATGTTATTGACTTATTTAATAAGACAGGTACTTTAGTTTATAGAAGAAATGATATTGGAGGAAAACCTACCAACTATAGACCTATTGAGGAATTAGAAAATGGTTTAGGTAGAGATGCAGTTTCATATTATACTGTAATACAAAACAATATAGAAATGATTCGTCAAATCACAGGATTGAACGAATTTACAGATGGATCGACTCCAGATGCTAGAGCACTTACAACTACTGCTAAATTAGCAGCACAATCTACTAATAATGCACTTGCACATATTGAGCAAGGTGAAAGATACTTATTAGAGCAATTAGCCTCAGCGTGTATTGTAAGACTACAAGATAGTCTTAAAATGAAACCAATAGAAGGGTATGTAAGATCTTTAGGTAACAAGTCTATGAAGTTTTTTAAAATGTCACCTTCTGTAGGAAAGCACGAGTTTGGTGTAAAAATTGAAGATAGACCAACAGAAGAGCAAAAACAAAGACTTATGCAAATACTACAGGCTAGTGTTGCACAAGGACAAGTTGATTTTGAAGATGCTGTTTATATAGAACAAATAACTAATCTAAAACAAGCACAGCAAGTTTTAGCATATAGAATAAAAAAGAAAAGAGAAGAGGCAGAACAGAAAGCAATTCGTCAACAAGAGATGAATGGTAAGATACAACAACAATCTGCCCAAGCAGCAGAACAGTCAAAACAGCAAACCATTCAAATGGAGGCACAATTGGAGATGGAAATGGAAAAATTAAAAAACCAATTAGCGTCTCAGTTGCTAAAAGAAAAATATAAGTACGAGTTAGAAATAGAAGAAATCAGACAAGCATCTAAACTGGAGCAAAACGCATATAATAATCTTCCTACTAAAGAAATGGGAATGAAAATTATAGACCAACCTGGAGTTGAATTGTAAAAAATTCATACTATCAGAATAAGTAACAATAATTTTGAACAAAACAAACAATTAAATTATGGCAGAACAAATTGATGAAAACTTTGATTTATCAGAACTTAAAGTGATAGATGAAAGTGGCGAGGCTAAAGAAGTAGTTCTTGAAAAGCCTACAGAAGAAAAACCTGAAACTGAAGAAGTAAAGGCAGAAGAAACAACTGAAGAGGTTGTTGAAGAAACAAAAGAAGAAAGCAAAGAACCTGTTGCAGAAGAAGAGGCAGCAGAAGAAGTAATACCAGACTCTCCAGTAACTGAAGAATCAGAAGATACTGAAGAAGAATCTGAAGAAAAAATTGGCAAACCTGACGAGTTGTTTAATCAACTTGACAGTATCTCTAAAGAATTAAGCGAAGGAAGAGCCGAAACTTTAGAAGATTTTTTTGAGGACTATAAGCGAATGAGAGATTCGAGAGGAACTCAATTTAAAGACGACTACATTAAAAATGCAGTCGAGTATTATAATAAGAACGGAAGTCTTACACCCTTTTTAGAGGCAACATCTGTTAACTATGAGGAGATGACAGACGAGCAAATTATGAGACGTAATTTGATCAACGAGCATCCAACATTATCTCAAAAGGCAATTGAAAGATTGTATAATAGAGACATAGTAAACAAATATTCTCTAGATGAGGACAAGTTTGACGAGGAGGAAGTAGAACTTGGTAAAGAACTACTTAAAGCAGATGCAAGTAAACTTAGAAATAAGTATGTTGACGAACAAAAAAACTTTACTGCACCTCCAAAAAGTGAATCATCAGAGCCTGAAGTAGATCAGAAAGCGATGAATGAAGAGTGGTATAAAACTGTCACAAGCCATGAAACCACTAAAGATATACTTGACAACAAGCGTATCTTAGTTGAATATAATGGTGAGAAATTTTCTTATGAAGTTGATGATCCTGGTAACCTAGAGGAGATGACAAAAGATAATAATAAATTCTTTAATTTATTTAAAGATAGTGATGGTAATATAGATTTCGGAAAATGGTATCGTGTTTTGGCTTATGCCTCAGATCCTGATGTTTACGACTCATCCCTTATATCTCATGGGCAAGAGTTAGGTCAAGAGAAGGTTGTTAAAGATTTAAAAAACCCATCTAAACCAACGAAGGCACAGCAGAGTTATAAAACACCTGACAATCCTATTGAAGGACTGATAGGTGCTCTGAGCAGAGGGGACTCAGATGTTAAAATCATTCGTTAAATTTTTAAATAATTCTTAAAATGGAAAATTCTAATTATATAAGTTCTTTATCTTTCCTACAACATTCATTTGTTCAAGGAAGAGAGATCTTATCAAGCGTCTTAGACGTACAAAACGAAGAGGATACTTTCCTTGACGTTATGCAGTCTTTAGGCAAATTAAAGCCTACAAGTCAGCCTGTATATCATGCATTCGTAAACGAGGCATTATACAAAAACAATGTGGTAACTATCTCTGAGGCAGGATCTGGAACTGGATTACAGGATAAAATTTCTGTATCTAGTATTGGTAATGCAAGAGTTGGTGACTTAATGATGGGAGCATCTGGTGAAATCTATTTAATTACAAAAATAGATGCAACAGACGGAATAAGTTTTGTGCCAGTAGATGGTACAGGAACTGCATCTGATTATGATGGTGGTGACGAAACTTTCGTTGTGTTTTCAAACGCACAAGGTGAAGGTTCTGGCTCTCCTGATCCTATCAAGTATGGATTGACTAAGCAGTCAAACAGAGTACAAATCTTTAAAAACAAATACAGAATCTCTGATGTTGCAAAAGCATCTAAGGTAACTGTTGAGTATAAAGGAAAGCCTTATTTCATGTACAAAGGTACTTTTGAGGCATTAATGAGATTTAGAGCAGATATCTCTAACGCATTAATGTTCGGTAAAGGTTCTGGCGATTTCTATGCAGGAGCAACTGTAGGAGATATGAATATTGGTGGAAACGCTGTTCAGACTACTAATGGTTTAAGAGAAGAGTTAAAATCAGGAGGAATCTTGAACTCATCTTCTCCATTTGCATACAGTTCATCAGTATTAGGCACACTATCTTCTTTAACTGCTGCTTTAAACAAAGCAAGAGCACCTAAAGATTACTGGATGTGGGTTGGTACTGCTGCTAACATTAAAATTGATGATGCATTAAACAACCTAAATGGTGGTTTATCTGGTGCAAGATTCAATGTTGATGGTAAAGAAATTGACTTAGGAGTTGATAAGTTTAGCCTATACGGAAGAACTTGGAACAAAAAGCAAATGTCAATTTTAGATCACAATGAACTTGGTTCATCTGTTACTGGATCTGGTGAAATTTATCTTGTACCAACTGGTCAGATAAAAGTCGCAGGTGGTGGTGGATCGCAAGACTACTTACAAGTAAGATACTTAGAGGGAGATGGAAACAACTACTCTTTCAGAGAAACTCTTACTGGTGGTTTAGCACCTACTCCAACTAGTGCTGATGCAATTCTAGATGTAAACTATCAAGCCATTATGGGACTTGAGGTTCTAGGAAAAGAGCATTGTGCACTTGTAACAGGATGGGCATCATAAGCATATCTATTATAAACCTTAAAAGGGGGGAGTTAACCCTCCCCTCTTTTTTTTAAAAACAACTTATTATGATTAAAACAAAAGAATTAAATAATTATAAAAATCCTCCAGAACTCAAAAGAGACGAGGTAAAAGTATTTCAATACTTAAATGTAAAACCAGATCCAAATAATAAGGGTATGGTTATAATGCCTTCAATGGCTTTCATGCCAGAAGTAGATAGAGTATATGACTCTAAAAATGATGAGTATATAGATATTGCAAACATCAAATCTATTGGTGTTGGTGGTAAACCAAATATTGAGCCTGTTGCTTTTTCAAAAACAACGCAAGGCAAGTTACTACTAAAAGGCAGTAAAACAGGTGACAGAGAAATATATCAATATTTAATGTTATCTAATTATAACAAATCAAATCCAGACAGGGATACAAGCATAGTTCCTTTATACGAACTAGTAGAGCCAAAAAGAAAGGCTACTGAGTCTAGACAAGATAGAGCATCTAGAAGAGAGGCGATGAATGTTGCAGCAGAACTAAGTGCAGCAGAAGTGAGAGAGTTTATTGCATCAATGAATAAAGATGAGACTAGAGATATGTCTATCCTTAGAGATGAACTTGAATTGTTTGCAGAAAAAGATCCTAAAGGATTTATAAAATTAAGTAAAGACAAAAATAAATCTATACAATCCAATTGTAAATTAGCAATTGACAAAAAGATAATTAGTTTCGATAAAAAAACTAGTTCATTCTTATGGACAGGAACTGGTGAAACAATCGTAACAGTACCAAGATCTTCCAAGTCAAGTTATTTGCAAGGGTTTACCAACTTTGTTTTGAGTAACAAAAATGGGGAATCAGTTTACCAAGAAATCGTAAAATTGCTTAAATAATTTGTTGTTGGTTTGTTTTAAAAGTCGGCCAAGGTAAATTACTACTAAAGCCGACTTTTTTTTTCTATTAATATGGCTACATTCAGTAATGAGGGACTAAATGTCTCTATAGATTTTGACGTAAAATTTGACCTTACCTCAGCACCAAAAATGCAGGTAACGGACAAGTCTACCTATGATGGTAGTCCAGATAAAATTAAAATCAATATAACAGTAACTAGACCAGATGGTATAAAAAGAAATCCAAATACCGATCAAGACGATATATCTGGATCACTTGGTAGTTTAAATTCATTTGAATATATATTGCCATTATCACCAACTGATGGTAAAG